ATCGCTATTCATAATAATAAATGGTTGTTTGCTTGGCACGACAACTATTCGCATGAGCGCCAAGATCGCCATCTGGCATTTCGTGTAATATACGCAAATTCTTACTCGCATAGCGAAGTTACGTAATTTGGTGCACCTAACATCTTGGCCGTCTAAATTAAACACTGATAAATGTTTAAAAACCGTAAAGCACCTTTGTGTCGCTTTAAATTTAACGTCCAAAAGCAACAATGGACACACCACAGGTAAAAGACACCTGTGTAGTTTTACGACATTTCGGTCCTTTAAAAATACCATTCTTCATTACTCGTTGTCACATGGTCAAAGGTAGCATTCCAAGACAATAACTCTGGAGCTGGCAATTCTCCACACGAAATTTGATATTTATATATAAGCCGCTCAATGTTTTCTGTATATATTTCCTCTCCATATAAACACAACTCACGAGCGACAGTTTCTACAGCAGTTTTCTCAGGAAACAATTCGGGACTTTTTTTACGAAGCCAACACACCATATCTACAATTGATTCCCATCTCAGCACCATAACACGTATTTTCTTTTTGGAATCAAATCGAAAAGAACGACCAACTATTGAACATTGATCGATATGTTTTGTGGTGTAGTGTTCTGATGTCTTATCTGCTGGTGTGTAAGTAAAACCCAACTTTGATAGCTCAATTGCTAAGCCTGCCATAGTAACGGGCATTTTTCCAGTATTTATGATATTATCATCACCCAATACCACAACACGCGTTTGAGCAACAACTTTTGACAATAACGAAACTTGATGGGGCAATTGTGCATAATCCTCCATCGTTTCATCTTTAATCAAACTCAATTGGGAATACATAGCTGCTGTTATTATTATTTTATTAACGAAACAATTTATATGTGTTGTACAAGGTTGTCCCGACGGATTAATGCCAATGATACTACATATTAAATAATGTATAGCACCTTCCACTTTCCAAGGCAACATAACATTAGCGCTCGCAAAACAATGCAACAAGGCTTCTCTAGCCCTAATATCTTCAATAGAAGCACCTACATAATAAGCTCGACAAAGATATTTAAACATTACAATTAAATTTGGATGAATATCACGATCAAAATGTTTAAAATCTCCATCTATCATTTGTTCTCCTCCATTATTGAACTGTAAATATTCATACAGTGACTGACAATCATTATAAGGATTTTCACCGATCATCGTACCACTGCGAAAACCCTTCTTATTCAAATATGATTGTAAAGAGCCAAAAGCTCTACGAACGACAATAAGTAAGGACATAGCACAACCGAAGAAAATACGACCCTTTTTATTTTTCTTTCTCCGTTCATCTTTCATTAATACACGAAAAATTTCATTGGGAACAATACCTCTTTGACATTCTAACCACATCCTGTCAGATCTGGCCACAATCCATGAGGCATCCTTAGATTCATAATCCCACACTTCAGTACCATCTACGTCTTTTGAAAAACATCTTTTCTGATTGGTCAAATTGCC